CGACAGACAGAACATGTTTGAAGAGATACGGTGAAGTGTCCGAGTGGCTTAAGGAGCACGCCTGGAAAGTGTGTATACAGGAAACTGTATCGAGAGTTCGAATCTCTCCTTCACCGCCAAATTAAGTATACGCAAACCCCTGATTTTCCTAGAGAAAGTCGGGGGTTTGTGGTTTTTGGCGTGTGAAAAGGGGTCATTTGGGAACGATATGGGAATACAGTGGCCTCTAATCCAAGGAAAGGATTCCCCGTAGCACCCTGCTCGCTGGGTACACTACCCACTTCATACAAGGAGTTGCACTGATGGCCGAGTTTTTGATTAGTGATGTAAAGAAGGTGCGCGAGCTGAACCAGGCGCACGTGGTTAACAAGCACGTCGAAGGCGGTTGGGTGGTATTGAGCGTGGTAGCGGCTGCGTCGCGCGAATCCGATGGCCCTGTGTCGCGCTACATTCTGGGTTGGTTGGGGGACGAAGAGCCACTGCCAGAACACAAATACGTGTAATGGCGCGTTCCAATACGCTACTTCTGTAAAAACGGCCCCCACATCTTGCCCAGATGCGGGGGCTCTTTTTGCCTCGGCTATTCTGTGGGATTACCGCGTTACACTCATCATTGCCATCATGACGCCGAACAGATGAGCTAGGCTATTTTTCAGCGTGCTAGGGCCAGGCATGAGACCTCCAGATCCAGAGGTAATAGCGTTCACAAGTTCAGCATACTCGAGCTCGTCTGGTTCGAGTTGATGCGCGACGATGTTGCGGATTTTGTTCAGTTTACCGACAGCCTCCCATGTCCAATCGAACTGCCTGTTCTCAGGGCAGAACTCTCGAGTCATATTTAGTATCTGGTAAAATTTCTTATTGCGAGGATTACCACCTTTGAGGATGCAGTAGTCTTTAAACATCTCCTCGAAAAGTAGGTGGTTTTTTACAATCAGCGTTATATTGTCATGCTCTCCATCCTGATGTTTGTCAGCGAGTGCATCATATTTTGTAAAAAAATCAATGGTATTGATAACGACCTCGAACATCCTGTTAAGAAGAGTCAGTAAAGCCTAAGGGACTTATCCACTTAGCTGTCAATGGATGAGATTGTACTCAGGCCCTGAACGTTGACGTTAGAAATTCAGAGCATGCTGAAGCATTCCAACGATATCCGGCCCATCTTCATTAATCCAAGTCCCATAATGCTGCCGAATCATATTGCCGTTGGTATGCCCCATCTGCTCCGCAATCCAATCAATGGATGCCACCCCCGTCGTCAGTAACTGACTCGCATACGTATGCCGACACTGCCCAGGCCCCCTATACCGCACCCCAGCCGCTAGTAAGTGCGCCTTAAAAAACCGATCCCGCACCACAAAATCGCTCACATGCGGCAACCCGCTTTTACTGTTCAGAAACACAAACCGCAGCGTGTGCTTACGAACAGTCTTGTTATCCCGTTCAACAATTTCGACTGTCTCTGCCTTCTTGGCCGGGTTGATCGCGTCAATCCGGCGCAACGCATCCCACGCCGGTGCTAGTAACCGCACCTTCCGTGTCGACCGGCGCGTCTTCGTCACCCGATATGCTCCGCGCACCTTCGACCGCCGAAACGTCACCGTCCCTTGCTCCAGATCGACATCCTCCCAGGCCAGCGCGATCGTCTCTGAAACCCGTGGCCCCGCCCAAATCATGAATTGCACCATCAGCACCTCCTGAATCCGCTTCGTGGGCGTTTCGAGGATTTGCTTGATCTCGGCCCTAGTGAACGGATCCGGCGCCTCAGGATCTGGCAACCGCACGAACAACCCCTCCGTAGGATCGTGCGCAACCTTTTTCCGAGTGCGATACAGCCGAAACACCTGTCTCACGTTGCAGATGATGTCTCGAATAGTCTTGTTCTTGAGCCGCTTCGACAGCGTGTCCTGGATCCACTCCTGCAGATCCAAGTGATCGATCTGGTCGATCTGCGATTTACCCCAGCGCGGCCGGACATGTACCTCGGCCTTATTGGCGTACCCTCGATAGGAGGTCGCGGCGACGCTGTTGCTTTTGATCTTCAGCCAGAGATCCAGATAGTGGCCGAACGTGTTCTCGGCCAGCTTGCCCGAGTCGGGAAAGTGCCGGCTGTAATCGAAAGTACCGGCCTGAATTTCGTATTCGATAATGTTCACCAGGCGCGCCGCATGCTCCCGGTTGGCCGGAGTATTACCGCCTGGGATGCGCTCCCGGCACAATTCCCCATTGAAACGAAAGTACACCCGCACGGAATTACCACGGGCCTCTACACCGTCTGCCATATGCACCTCCTGTGCTGTGTTGGAAAAGGAAAAGGCTTAGTCCTGAGCCTTCCACTGCCGTCGCTACCTCACTCCTGCTTCAACAACCAAAACACCCCAGCACTTCTTTCCGCGCCTGAGGAACCCCGCTCCGAGCCTCCTCAACCCGAAGCCGATCTGCAGCCACCTGCCGCGTCTTGCTGCATTTGCGATGATTCCCATGCGCCCGCGACCTCCCGCACTGGTCGCAAACCCCGTTCAAATCCAGACACCAGGGAAAAGCTTTCCTTTTCTTCATAACGCCCTCCGACCAAAGCCGAAACGCCCAACCAGTAAGCTGAAATTTCGCCCTACAGAGCAGGGCATACCCAAAGGCCCTAAAATCGCTATCTGCATCGTATTTCTCCTTTACACATCCAGGCACTAGGGCGCCGGGTGATCCCTTAATTGCAGGTCGTTACGCTTGCTGGAAAATCCAGCAGCGCACCGTGGTGCTCCTTTTTTGCGTGCCATTGATGACGGCTTGCGAGGCGCGCCCGGCGCTGTACACGGCCTTGTTGGATTCCAGCCATTTGTGGCTGCGGCTGTTCACCAGCAGCCCGCGCAACGTCTTGAGATCCGCAAGGTTCTGCCGATGCTCGCTGGCCTTTTCGGCGAATTCGTTGAGGTTGATTGCGATGAGTTTTGGGTCGGTGCTGTGGTTGACCTGCGGGCCTTCGCCCAGGCTTTCGAGGTATTCGTAGACTTCCCAGAATTCGGCAACCAGCGGGTGATCCGCACTGATCGCGGCTTGCCGTTCCAATGCCATGGTCATCAGCGCCTGCTGTGTCGTGACGACGTGGTTGTCATCGAGCGGGCAAACCAGGCGCAAGCAGTCCACCAGGGCCATCAACTGGCTGTGGTTCTTGATGATCCGCTCCACGCGGATGTCCTTGAGCTTGCGCAGATGCTGTTCATGAACCTGCACACGTTCTGCAAACTTCGCCATCACCTGTGCTTCAGCACGCACGGACAGCAACAGGAAATGGCTCAGCTGCTCGACCGGGATCAGGTTCAGGTTGTCTGCCGCTGCACGGCTCTCGGTGGTGACTTCCGGGCGTGCAAAGTGTGATTTGATAATCCGGGTCAGGATCGCTTCGGACGCGCTGACATCGGCGTTCTGGCTGATCGCAATCGCGCCCCGGAACGGCGGTTCGTAGGTCTCGTTACCGCTGGTCTTCATGCCCTTGGTGCCGAGCGTGCCTCCGCCGTAGAAGTCTTTCAGCTCGTCCCAGTCGAAACCCTTGGCGTGCGCCTTGTCCGGCTCGTTGCGGTCGCCTTCGATCAGCACGACGGGCATGTTGGAGACTTGGCCCATGGCGCGCTGTCTACCGGCACGGGTCGATTTCGACGGGTCAAAACCTTCATGCTCGCGGCCGAGCAGTTTCCAAAGAAAGGTCAGCAGCGTGGTCTTGCCGGCGCCGGCTTCACCGGTGACCTCAAGGAACGGAAAGGACTTGTACTGCGCGCGGATCTGCTCGTCGAACAGCGAGCCAAACCAGAACGCCAGGGCGACAATGCCTTTGGCGCCAAAGCACAGCCACAGCATCGGCAGCCAGTCAGTGCGGTACTGCTTGCTGTCGCGCTGGATGTGCATGGCGATCGACTTCTGTAGGGTCTTCAGTCGCAGTTTGCCGAACTCGAAAAAGTCCTCCTTGTTAATCACGCTGACAATGCCGCCGCGTACCGCGAGGTCGCCAAAGACGTAACAGCCGTGCAATTTGCAGTAGCCAATGAAGTCGATGGTCTCGACAGTCTTCAGGCCGAACAGCTGATCCTTCATGATCTTGTCGAGCTGCTGGCCGCTACCCGTGAACACGGCGCCGGCGGCCATGCTGAGCAGGCGCTTCTTGAACTCGCTGGCGGCGGCGACCTGGCCACCGGTGAAAGTGTTCTTGACGCTTCCGCTGTCGTGCGGGAAGTCGACGCGGAAGTAGTACCAGGATTCGTCGGTGACTTCGTTGCGCTGGAAGTACAGCGCGCGCGGGTAGCAGTTGGCGATCTCTACTACGCCGCCACATTGGCGCAGTGCTTTTTGACGGCGCTGTTTTTCACTGAGTAGCTGGTCTTCGTGACTGGTGGACGTCTCCAGCGACTGCATAGCCTTGTTGAATTTCTCCAGGTCCATTTTGAACCAGTACAACCGGCTGTCGAAGCTGAAGTGAAATTCATGACGCTCCCGCCAGTCGTACATCAGAACGCCTTTCTCTGCCGCGCTTTCAGCAATCAGCAAGGAGCCTTGGTAACGAGCGTTGGCCAAGTCCTTTTCGATCTGCTCACTGCGGTCGCTCTCGCCATCAATGAAGGCCCAGCGCTGATGCAGATCGTTCCAATCGACCTTGCGGCTGTTCGATTGCGGGATCTGTGCGACTTCGCACTCGTAACCTAGGGCGCGAGCTTGGCGAACCCAACGCTTGATGTATTTGTGTGCGCCGGGTTCGTTGTCCAGCGCCCAAATGAGCTTGGGCAATTTGCCGCCGCGCTGCCGTGCCAGCTCTTTCAACGACTCTTCAGGAAAGAAGGCTGACGACATGGCCGACACCGCGGCAATGCGGTTATGTACCAGAGCGATCGCGTCGAAGATGCCCTCGACAATCCACAGTTCTTTGACGTCCAGCAGTTCGACGCATGGCGGGCACCACCAGTACCCAAGCGGGCTGTCGCCAGGCTTGAACCGCGCCTTCATCTTGCCGAACCGGTGCGGTCGGTCGATCAGGCGTTCCCAGTAGCCACCTTTTTCCAAGGCGAAGCGCACCGTCGCGCTGCCGGCATTCAAGTCCTCAGAAAAATAGGTTTCCTGCGTGTACCAGCCCTGAATAACCTCGTGACGAAAGCCTCGGGCAAACTCAAGGTAGGCCCGAGCCGTCGCCGATGGAAATTGCTCAGAGGAGGGGGCCCGCTTGCTCCAATCATTGAACAGGTCCTCGTAAATCTCCTTGAGGTGCCAGCGCTGAGCGCACTTGCTCTCGCGACCACAAATGATCAGCCACGGCTCGGAGTAGCGGGCGTACAACTCCTTTTGACCACAAGCCGGACATTTGCCGCCTCGCAGATAGTCGGTGCTCAAGCGACGCTTGAGCCCGTAGTCCCTGGCGAGGCGCTGCAACACATCGGCATGCAGCGCGGTGGTGAAGGTGTTCACCGACGATTCTTCGCCCAAATGCCGCAGGCCAATACCGTGATCAGCTGCTGTTGCGCCGACATCGCAGGTATCGCCGCATACAAGGCTGCGCGTCGCTCGGTAATAGGAATAGAGCTGAATCGCTCATCATCCCAGTGCTTTTTAAATTGGGCGACCTGCAGCAGGCGTGCGTTATCCAGCAAGCGGCACGCTTCAATCCGGGTCAGTGTGAGGGTGACGCAAACAGTGTCTTCCATTGAAACCTCGATTTTCAGGCATGGCATGCCCATCACCCCGCAATGCGGGGATGCCAGAAACGGAAATGGGCGTGAGGGTGTGTTACGCGGAAAGCGCTTCGACTTGCTGGATGTCAGTCCAGGCCAGATGTACCAGTTTCGCCGCGAGGCTGGCCGGCACTTCCAGCGCCACAGTCAAGTGACGTTCGGCGCTGCTG